GGCAAGGAAGCCATCATCAACGGCGTTCAAGTCGACGCCAACGGCAAGCCCGCCGGCTACTGGTTCAACAACTCGGCCCGCCTCACCTCTCGCCAAGCCGAATTCATGCCGGCCAAAGCCATCCTGCACCGCTTCCGCATCAACCGGCCAGAACAAAAGCGCGGCATCCCCTGGGCCCACGCCAGCATGCTCTCGATGCACTACGCCGGCGAATTCGCGCTGTCCGCCCTCATGGCCGCCAAGCACGGCGCTGACCACCTTGGCTTCTTCGTCACCCCGGACGGCGCTGCGCCATCAATTGGCGAAAAAAATGACGACGAGGACGAATCCGGCGCCCGCATCACCACTAGCGCCCCGGGCACCTGGGAAACACTGCCCGAAGGTGTTGACGTCAAAAACATCGACTCCAAATACCCCAACGAAGTCTTCGGCCCCTTCGTCAAATCCGCCCACCAGCGCATGGCCAGCGGCCTGCCCGGCGCCAACTATCCCGAGCTCTGCAACGACTACGAAGCCGTCAACTTCAGCAGCATCCGCGCTGCTCTCCTGTCCGGCCGCGACGTCTGGAAAAAGATGCACCGCTGGTTCGCCGACGACTGGCTTGAGCCCATATTCGCCGAATGGCTGCCCCTTTCCCTGGCCAACGGCGCCATCACCCTCGACAACGGATCTCCGCTATCCATTACCAAGATCGATAAATTCAAAGCCCACGGCTGGCAATTCCGCGGCTGGAGCTGGGTCGATCCGCTCAAAGACATCGAAGCCGCCAAAGAAGGCATCGCCCTCAAGATCACCAGCCGCACCCGCATCGCCGCCGAACAAGGCCGCGACCTCGAAGACATTTTTGACGAACTGCAAACCGAAGAAGCGATGGCCGCCCGCTACAAGATAGACCTGACGCCGCCTGCGCCAGCGGCGGCTCCTGCCGCAAAACCAGGAGAAAAACAACCATGACCATATTGCTCACCCAGGCCACCCGCATCGCCGGAATACCCATCGCAGCAGGGACGCAACAAACCCTTGAAGCGTCGCTCGAAGCCGACCTGGTTGCCCGCAAAATGGCCACCTACATCAGCGACCCGGCGACGGCGCTGAGTGATGTTCCGGCCATGGTTCGCAAGACCCTCACCGGGGGGCTTGAATTCATGGCTGGCGCTGACGCGGTTATCTCGTCCGGCACTGACGCACCAAATGATACCGATGGAAAACCAGACGGTTCAATTTACTTTCAAATTTAATTAAGGAACTCAAAATGCCAGCAACCATTCACATCCCCGACGCATACCTTGACAGCAAGTTGGGCGCACTCGAAACCAATACGCTGAAATGTATGTTGATCGACATCAGCACCTACAATCGTGCTACTGACTCAACTTCTGCACATCTGACCGAAGTTTCCGGTACTGGCTATACCGCAGGCGGTTGTGCTGTGACTTGTACTGTTACGCCTGATACAACGAACCACAAAACGGTAATCGTATTCACGCCTGCTGGATGGGCTGGTGCAACCACGATTAGCGCAACCGGCGCCGCCATTATTGACACGAATGACGGCAACAAGATCGTCGCTGTAGATGATTTCGGCGCAACGGTGGCGAGTTCAGGTGGCACGTATTCTGTTGCCGCTATCACGCACGAATTCACCCACTTCTAAGCCGCAATCATGGGCGAGTCCTACTCTTGCGCTTCAGGCGGTGTGATCGCTGCCGGTCTCACCCGCATCAACAATCTGGCCGCGTTAATGGGCGACTCGCTTACCGCTGACTCATACGGCCTGACGACATACAACGTCATCAACGCGGCCAATGGTGGAAAGATGAAGTTGATGGCAAATAGCGCGGTAGCAGGCGAAGGTATCGCTTCGATGCTTTCCCGGATCAATAACAGCTATTTGAATGCCTCTCCGGGTTTCGCTGGATTGCCTCTGCTTGGTCGTATTTTCATCAGGGCTGGCACGAATGATGCCCGTAGCAATGTAGCGATTGGCTCGATTTCATCGACTTATACCAGCTTGCTCCAAGCCTGTGCCGGGTACGCCAGAAAAGTGATTATTCTGGCCGTTCCTCCGCTGGCCAACACCACCAACAATGCCGCAGCAACCAGCTATAACGCATGGCTAGCAGCCTATGCCGCGGCTAACCCGAACCAATTCCAGTTCATTGATGACTGCGTAAATGTCAGGAATGGAGATGGATCAATCAAGTCAGCCTATTTCGATGTGGACGGTGTTCATTTCCTGCACGTGGGAACCGGCATGATCGGTGCTGTTGCGGCGTCGGCGCTGGCTACTCAGCTAAACAGCTACGCCAGCCCATTGAGCAAAGACCCAGCAGACATATACCCGGAACAGCCTCAGTGGTACGCCAATCCGACCAATGTCGGCACGGGTGGCACTAAGACTGCGGCATTTACCGGAACGGTCGTTAATTCACTAGAAGTAGGCCCTTACGGTTCCGGCATGGTTGGTGTGTGTTCGGTGGTCGCGGCCGATGTGGGCGATGCGAATCAAGCGCCGTGGCAACGGGTCGCCTTGACATCGGGAATTGCTGGTAGCGGATTACAGCTTCGCTCTCCTCTGGTCGGAAGAGCGATCACCTCGACCGATCCAGCGCAACTTGAAGTTCTAGTTGAGTGTCGGCTGACCAGCATCGATCGAACTAAGATTTCCTTGCTATCGACTGAGATACAGGCCAACACAGGTGAATACCTGTCCCCCCCAACGCTGATTGATCTGACCGATAGCGGGTCTGACTCGGGAATCTACGTCCTGCGTACCAACCGAAATCGCAACGGGGCAACTGTCCCAACATCGGTCAATTTCTATTTCAAAGCAATCTGCCGCGCCGCCTTTGGCCCAAGTGCCAATATCGGGTCTATCGACGTTCGCTGCATCACCATCCGAGGTTAAGACATGGCCAACAAATACGTTCGATCAACTGATGGACTGAACACCGATACAGGTGCAACGTGGGCGCTGGCGAAAGCCAATTTAAAAGACATGGCGGCCGCTTCTGCAGCCGGCGACGTGATTTATATATCGCAGGCGCACGCCGAGACAAATGCCGCGGCAACCACGATCACTATGCCGCTCACGGTAGTCAATCCGTGCGTTGTGATCGGGGCCAACGACTCCTCGGAGCCGCCAGCGGCGGTATCGACCACCCCGACTATTGCGACGACTGGGGCAAGTAATCTCTCAGTGTCTGGTGGCGGTAGCTTTTATGGCCTGAATTTCAATTGCGGAAACGGGTACAATTACTCCGTTATGCGTTTGGGCTATTCGGTGACGGACAACGCTTTTCAGCGTTTTGAGACCTGCAATTTCACCCTAGCGGATACGCACCCTTCATCGCAGTTCATCATAGGCTCGTCGGGCGGCATTCTGTCCGAGGTGACTCTGCGCAACTGCGGACTTAAGGTGTCCTCAGGGCTGGCCCCAATCAGTCTGATCGGAAAAGTACACATCATCGGCGGCGGCTTTCTGACGGCCTCCGCAGTCTCAGCACTTGGTTGTTTCGGTATTGGATCGAACGGTGTAGCTGGCAACATCTCTATTGAGGATTTCGATTTTTCGACACTGGCGGCGACCGCGATCCTGTTCAAGACGCCCGAAGCGTCCAATTCTGGGGCAGTACGGCTGCGGAATTGCAAACTCCCGGCGGCATGGTCTGGCCGGCTCGTTGATGCTGCTTTTCCCTCCCCGAATATGCGTATCGAGATGTGGAATAGCGATTCTGGCAACACGAACTATAAGCTGTGGGTGGAGTCCGGCGCGGGAAAAATCAGAGATGAGGAAATTGTAGTAATGACTGGGGGGTCTAGCGATGGAACAACGCCATCCAGCATGATCATGACCACGAATTCCAACGCCTCCCTAAATGGGCAGCAGTTGATTTCGCCAGAGTTGCTGACGTGGAACGATACGACGGGGGCCACCAAAACCGCCACGGTGGAAATTATTCACGACTCGGCAACCGCACTGACGGACGCGGAGGTGTGGCTAGAGCTGGAATACTTGGGAACGTCAGCCTCAACGCTGGGGGTTGCTGCATCTGATCGAATCTCAACCATATTGACAACTCCGGCTGCGCAGACCGCATCAACGGCGACATGGACGACGACGGGGCTGACGACGCCGAACACACAAAAGCTTGAGGTCACATTTACACCGCAGAAAAAGGGTTTAGTGCAGGCGCGAGTAGTTCTGGCCAAGGCCAGCAAGACAATTTATGTAGACTCGAAACTGACGGTGGCCTAAATGGTGCAGCGATACCTTCCAGGCGTTGGCTACCTGACCGAAACAGGCACCGCACAGCATTATGTGCCGGGGATTGGGTATGTCACTGAGACGGCAGGAGGGGGCGGCATCGATGCCACTGCCTCCGGCGGCACCGGCACTAGTACGGGCAGTGGTTCAGGTGGGGCAGCTACAGGTGGCGCGGCGGGTAGTGGTGCTTTCACCTCCGATGCGATGGAAAACAATACCGGCGCTGGCTTGCTGGCTTCTGTCTCAGTCAATTGGACTTGGTATCAAGGGGCCATCGGTACTGCACCGACAAGCACCACGCATGGCACCGGAACGACATCTGCGGGCGGCATTTTGTCACTAACTGGTTTGCCTGTCGGGGCTGGATTCATGCTTGCTAGAACAGCCGATTCAGTCGGTGTTTATTATCAATCTGGAACGGTGGCCTAAGTGCTACGCAACCTGAACAAGTCGTCTGGCGGTCGCCGTATCCTCGGTGTTCCTCATGTCGGCATCATCGCCTCGCAGATCATCAGCGAAACCGCTACTGGCGACAACGGAGCAGGGTTGCTTTACGACGAGGCGCTGGTCAATTCTGGCAAGCAACTTCGCCTGTACGTCACGTCAGCTCCGTCTTCCGGAACCCTATTCGCTCATGAGAACGGGTCATTCGAGCTGGATGGCGCAGCAGATGGTTCCTATACCATCGGGTATCAATACTTTGTTGATAATGTGCTTGGCGGTAGCGATACAGCAACAGTCACAGTCGGCGCAGCTAATGCCAGTGCAGCAGATGGCGGTGTTGGCACAAGCGCGGGGTCTGGAAGCGGGGGACTGGCGACAGCCGGTAATTCTGCGTCTGCTCCGGGGGGTGTTGGCGCATCTTTCGGGATTGGTTCCGGTGGGAGGGCGCGAGGAAGCGGCGGGCTGGCCCCTACAGTCTTTGTGAAATCCGCTGGTATCTACGAGCAAGTATCCAGTGTGTATGTGAAGCAAGCTGGACTTTACCAACAGGCTGGCGTGTTTGTTAAACAGATAAATTCTTGGATGCAGTTATAATTTTCTAATCCCCTCTGCACCGTGATCAAATAAACCGCCCACGGGCGGTTTTTTTGCATCTGCTTCAGCCGCGAACTCCCGTGCCTTAAACGCTTCGCGCCTGCTCGGTAAAACGTCACTCATGGAGGTTTCACCATGAGTTTGACCCGCGAATTACGGTTTGATGCAAAGCGCGACGACAGTCTGGTCGATGGCCAGGACATGGTCGTCGAACTCGCTTTCGCCAGCGCCGTCCCCTATGAGCGCTGGTGGGGCATTGAGGTGCTGGATTGCACCCCGTCCTCGGTACGCCTCGATCGCATCAACGACAGCGGCGCGCTGCTCTTTAACCACGACTGGGACGCCCTGCGCGGCCACCACGTTCCGGGCAGCGTCCGGGCCGATGCCGACAACGTCGTGCGCGGCAATGTCTCGATCAGCTGGGCGGCCGACGAAGGCAAGACCATCAAGCTGGTCACCGGCGGGCACCTGACCAAGACCTCAACCGGCTACGAGATCCATCAGATCATCGAGCAGACCACCGCCAAATCTGGCGAAAAAATTGAACGAACCCTGGACGGCCAGCTATTCGACCGCGTGCTTACCCGCTGTAACCGGGAAGCGCCGGGCGAACTGACCGTCTTCCGGCGCGCCCTGGATGCCGCCGCCGGGGCATTTGAACGAGCCGCCAACGAGCCGACAACCTACCGCGTCACGGACTGGGAAATCCTCGAAAACTCGCTCGTGACAGTGCCTGCCGATACGTCTGTCGGCCTTGGCCGCAGCCGGGCATCCAACGAACCGCCGGCCGAGCCGGAAACCAACAAATCCTCTCAGGAGATCAGCATGACTGAAGCAGTCGAAACCACGGTCGACGTCGCCGCCATCGAGCGCGCCGCTGTCGCAGGCGCCATGTCGCGCATTACCGAAATACGCGCCATGGGCAAACAGTTCAAGGACTTCGACGGCGCCATGGCCATGGCCGACGCCGCCATCGATTCCGGCATGCCGGCCGCCGAATTCACCAAGCAGTTGATGGACCATATTTCCGCCAAGGGCATCAAGTGGAACCCAGCCACCGGCATGAAACCAGCCGACGCCCAGCGCTATTCGATCACCAAGGCCATCCGCGCCATGGTCGAAGGCGATTGGAGCAACGCCGGGTTCGAGCGCGAAATGTCCACCGACGTCGAGCAGCGCATGAAGGCTGCCGGCATCCAGCGCTCTGGCACGGGTAAGGGCTTTTTCATCCCCCTCGAAGTCCAGCGCCGCGACATGCTAGTCGGCACCGCTGCCAACGGCGGCAACATGGTCGGCACCGAATTGCGCCCGTCCGAATTCATCGAGCTGATGCGCGCCGAACAGATCGCCACCAAGCTTGGCGTCCGCACGCTGACCAACCTGGTCGGTAACCTTGACATCACCAAGCAGACCGGTGCATCGACGGCCTACTGGCTCTCGACCGAAACCACGGCTATTACCGAATCGCAGCAAACCATCGGCATCGTGCAGTTCCGTCCGAAAACGGTCGGCGCCCTGGTTGATGTCACGCGCTTGCTGCAAATGCAGGCCACGCCGGATGCCGACATGCTGATCAGCGAAGACATGGCAATCCAGATCGCGCTGGCCCGTGACTACGCCCTGATCAACGGCTCTGGCACAGGCGGCCAGCCGACCGGCATTCTCGCCACGTCCGGCATCGGCTCTGTCGTCGGCACTTCACTCGACTACGCCAAGCTGATCGAATTCCAGACCGACGTCGCCGCCGCCAACGCCCTGTCCGCCGACTGCGCCTACGTCACGACCAACGGCGTCGCCGGCCTGCTCAAGCAGCGCCAGCGCTTCGCCAGCACCGATACCCCGCTGTGGGATGGCAACGTCCTTGAAGGCAAGGTCGATGGCTTCTCCGCGTTTGGCACACCGCAAATGGCAGCCGCCACCGCGCTCTTCGGCAACTTCCGCCGCGGCGTGCTGCAGGCCGAGTGGGGCGTTCTCGAAATCGACGTCAATCCATACGCCAACTTCGCTGCCGCGATCTCCAGCGTCCGTGCCCTGCTGACCTGCGACGTCGGTGTCCGTATCCCGGGCGCCTTCTCCGCCGCTGCGTCCATCACCTAAGCATTCAGGCGGGCGCTGGTCGCCCGCCTGAACAACGGAGATCCCCATGAAAGTTGAAGCGCAAGTTCTCAAGCCCATGTGGCACGAAGGCAAGCCCATCGACCTCGTCGAAGGCGAAGCCGGCCCGATCATCAGCCTGGAAAAAGCAGATGCAGCCTATCTGCAATCGCTCGGCCGGGTGCGCATCGTCGAAATCGAAGCCGACGAAGCTGTCGAAGTCGTCGCCAAAAAAGCAAGCAAGGCCAAGGCCGCCAAGTGACCGAAACGCTGCCCGCCTTCTTCACCGACTTTGCCATTGACGTCACCGTCAATGGCATGCCGGCGCGCGGCATTTTCGACAACGGATTTGCCTCTGGATTCGGCGGCATGGTCGATGGCACCAGCCCGGTGCTCCACCTGGTCTCGGCCGTTCTGGTTGAGCGCGGCAACCCGGTCATCATCGCCGGAAAAAACTACACCGTCGT